GTTTCAGAATCAACCGCATCCCCGCCAGAAGTGAAAACAATCGATTGGAAGTCGATGTTCGCACCGATGATATTGATCGACTTGCGATTGCTCTTGAGTGCCGAGAAATTTGCCATCCCGAGCCCGGCAATCACTAACCCAGGCTGGATGATCTGCGTGTACTCCGCTTGTTGCACGAACATGTAGCTAGTCCACTTGAAGGTCGTGTCGCGGTTCGAGAAGCTCACCAACTTGTTATACTGCTCAATCGCATAACCCGGGCCACCAGGCCCGCTTTCGGCAGGATCACCGACAAGATCGGCGATGACTTTGAGTGTCATCGGTTCATGATGCAGATTGTCAGCTTCTTGCATCTTCTTAGCCGGACTTTCCCCCTTGACCTCAATTGGCTTTCCAGTGAGTTTATTCTTGAACTGAAGCTTCTCGGAGGTGATCGCCCACAACATCAAGGTCTCGCCAGTCTGCTCGTCCTCTAACACTGCATTGTGTGGCATTCTATCGCTCCATGGCCTCACGCTTGAGCATGCCTTGCTGCATGCTGCGCGCAATCTGTCGCGTGGTCAGCTCCTCATGCCGAGAGATTTCCTGCGCGATTTCCTCGCCTGCAGCCTCACCATCACTGCCATTCACTTCAATGTGCTCGATGTTTACGCTCGACTCTACTGACATATCTCCGTAGCCACCCATTGACCCCGCAGCGGACAATGGCCTGATGATCTCCGGCCCGCTCTCTCCCACCATGGCAAGCTGTGGTGTGGCTGCAATCCCGCCCATCCCGTAAGAGTGCACCTGGTAGGCACCCTCGCCTGTGTAGCGGCCCTGTTCGTAATCCTTGCCGCCCATGAGGTCGATAAAGACATCAAGGACCTTATTGAAGAGGAGGATCAATGGATCAAAGAAGTGGAGCACCTTGCCGGCGAAGACTCCTATCTTGTCCATTGTGGGAGCGAGGTAGTCTGCTAGCGCCCCCGTGATCGGCTCGGTTACTGCTCCGATAAGGACACCCTCGATACCGCCAACCATGCTTTCAATGCCCTTGCTGACAAAGCTACCCACTGCCTTGCCAATACCATTGGCAAAGGAGTTGCCTCCTTCCCCGCCAGTCGCTTCTGTGTTGGCATCGACTGCTTCTGTGTTGCCGTTGATGGCATCAATGAAGCTCCGCCAGATATCACCAAAGAAATCGGTGATACCGGAACCGCTACCTGTTTGAGCTGGGTTGGCTTCGTCCATCTTATTGCGCACCATATCTTGGAAATGTGTTATCTGCCTTGTCAGTTCTATCTGTGCAGCAAGATTGGCCTCTGCCGATGAGGTGAAGACTTCCCCTAAAGCCCCAAAGCTCAAGCCCAAGATAGGCTCTGAAGAGGACGTTATCGCCCCCGCTGATGTCGACGAAGGAAGCCCCGCACTGAGTGCCCACTGTTGTTGAAGTTGTGCCGACTGTTCCGGTGTCAGAGAAGCAGGCGCGCCACCCAATAGGCCAATATCAATACCGGGTAGATGGTTGAGCCCGGAAATAATCGTATTCACAAAGCTAACAACCATTTTCTTAACCTTGTCAAAGAGTGAAAGGAATGCGTTAATGATAAGGTCTCCAAAAGAGACTAAGACGTAATCAATTCCTGTTCTCCATCCCTTGAAAGCAAGGGAGAACAGGTTCCAGATGCCGGCTAACAATCCCTTGAAAACAGGGATTACTACAGATTGAGCCAAAGTCCCAATCGTATCCGCGATTTTAGGAATCCACTTTGCCACAAGTTTATCTAATGAAGCAAGCCCTTTCTCCATCTCGGGGCGCAATTGCGTGTCCCAAACGCTGCGCATCTTCTCTTGCCATGTGTCTCCACCCGTCTTCCATGCTTCGGTTATGTCATTGATAAACGGGCGTAGCTCATTCTCCAAAAAGTCTTTCAATCCAGGCGCAAAGGTCTCTGCCAGCGCATTGGTCATCGTCTCGATCGAGGACTTGATCTGCTGTGTCTGTCCCCACAGTGTATCCTCAAGGATTCCGCCAGCCGTTTTTGTAAACCCGACCGCGTTATTGAGCTCGTCAATGTATCGTGGGAGGGCATCCTCGGCTGCCTCCGCAAGTGCGTTGACTGCTACGGCCGCGCGCTGCTCAAAGACTGAGGCAAAGTCACCTGTGGTGGCACCCGCTTTCTTGAGGGTGCTGATGAACTTTATGAACGTAAGATCGCCAGAGCTAATCTGCTTAGCAAGTTTATTAACGTCAAGCCCAAGGCGGCCAATAGCATCACTCTGTGCTTTGGTGACAAATGTACCGGCTGCCTGAATCTTCTGGAACAGGATCATTGATTGACGCATTGCAGTTCCGGCCATGGTCCCACGAATCATCTTGCCGGCGAGGACATCAAGCATCGCCACAGATTCCTGAATGTTGTAGCCTAACTCGTGTGCTACGACCCCGAAGAACTTGAGTCCTTCGCTCATCTCGGGCATGTTCGTCTTGGCCAGGTTGGATCCCTTTGCCAACACGTCAGCGGCAAGCCCTGCCTGATCTGCAGACAAAGCAAACTCATTGAGCAGTCCGGTGACGATATCAGCAGCAGTGCCGAGATCGAGCTCTTCGACAATTGCTGCTTGTAGCACACCGGGAATAGCCGCCATGGTCTGCTCGACATTGAGACCGGCCTTGGCCAAGAACAGCATCCCCTCGGCCGCCTGAGATGCAGAATACAGAGTGTCACGACCAAGCTGCCCGGCCACATCAGTCAGCATTCTGGTTTGCTGTATCGTTGCTCCTTCCGCGATGCGTACCCGAGCCATAGTCTTCTCAAGGTTCATGAAGGGTGTGAGGACTGCCTTGGCAATCCGTGATCCCGCATAGACAAGGGCTGTTATTGCTATTGTGGCAATACCTACCTTCTTGGCAAAAGCAGCTATCCCGGCAGTCATGCGCTTGAAACCAGCATTGACCTTGTTGCCGATCGTGTTGACCCGGTTCAGGTCTTGGGCAACCTTATTGGCTCCATGTGAATTGACGCTGATTGAGATCGCGCGGCCAGTTGCCATCTGTTTCCTATCCCCCTAAAAGCAAGAGATCGAGTGAAAGCCTTGTCTTAGACTCCTTCCTCAATCTCTCTCCTTCGCTTCTCTAAGTGTGCTTGTCGATCAAAAGCAAGTGCCTCTGGATCATGATGCTTCTCCCATTTGTCGTAGGCCGCCTTGTACAGCGACCACTCCTCATAGGCTACTCGCATCTCCGTGATCTGTTCTGTCGTCAGCCCTCCCCGCGATGTTGCTGTACCCCACACCTCGGAATAGCTAAGGTAGTTGTTGAAGACAAGCTCCCACTGTGAGAGCCAGCGCAATGCTGACACGTGCATTGCCCGCAACGTTCCCTCGGCCCGCTGTTGTATCGACTCAAGCTCTTCATCCGGTATACCCAAGAAAGGATGTGATCGCCGCATCAAAAGCATTCCCAACCTGGTCTTTCAACTGGTCGTATGGAATGCGTGATCCGGGCATCACCTGCCCTTTCTCATTGGGCCTTCCCAGCACAACTGATTCATAGAATGTCCTCGAGAGCCGCGCCCCGTCGATGTTTCCAGTCCGGGGGTTACGCGCAGCTCTTTCCAGTCGCTTCAGGTCCGGGGATAGCATATGCTGAAACACCCATGCTACCCCCAGTACATCCACCACCTCTTGATCCTTGATGTTTGCGTAAGGATCGCTGGTCCCCAGTAGATCGGCTTCGAGCGTTTTCTCTTTTCCCTCGCTCATTTGGTCCTCCTATTTATTCAGTTGGAATCGCCTGCACATCGTTAGCCGGCGCTCCCTGGTATCCAAAGCTCAGATCGGCAGCAATTACCGTCCAGGATGCCTCTGTGTTATCAGGCCCCCCACGACGGTTCATGTCAGCCGACTTCTCAATCCGGCACTTAGAAGCACGTGCACTGCGGCTTGAATCCGACTCATCGAGAACCGATACCGGAAAGGTATCATCGGAATTCGCCAGACTGTCCAGATACGCCGTGTGTGCATTCACTGTCGGGAGAGTAATCACAAATGTGCCTCGCATCGACGGGTTCTTGCCCATGTACGTTGTACCACTGCCGGACTCAAAGCCTGTCCAGCGCGCATTTGCATACGCTACCACCACGCCATTCCAGTCAGTGATTACATGCCCATTGACTGTCAGCGTGCACTTCTCAGGATCGTAATAGCCTCTGTATTCAGGCATTCTCAATCACCCCTTAACTTGCGGATTCCCAGTTGAGGTAGATAAGCACGGTAAATGCTTCCCATGCCCCCACTGGCCACACGCGTATGCGAATCGTCCGCAGGTGTCGATGGATAAGCGCCTGTGGGTCATTGTCTGCCAGCCATTGCAGCGTCGGAATGTCAATCTCCCAACGCCCAACTCCGGCTCGTTGCTGCACTATGCCCATCGATGCAGCGCGATTGAGTACACCCTCCAGGCAGTGTTGCACCATATGTCGACCGTGATCGGTCTGCGGAATCTTGGGGTTCTGGAGCTTTAGGCCAAACAGAGCCTCTTCCATCTTCGCTACCAACCAATCCTTGCAGCGCCGAAGATCGGCATAGGTTCCGTTGGTAGTCCACGAACCCACCGTAACCGGCACCTCTCCCTGATAAACGTAGGAGATGCACGCCCCAGCAACAGCTTCTTTCGCCAGGAATGCAGCAATATCGCCCGAGTTCCAGTCAGCGGCCGAGATGTTGTTGAACGGCTTGGTGTCTAAGGTGATCGCACCCACAGGCATCCCCGCCCAGTATCCGGTTGCCCCTGCATCAACTCGTTCGCCATCCGGATCAGTGTGAGCCAGCATCACGACTCGATCGGAGTTGATGTCTTGCGACACCGTTATGATCTCCGATGCCGTCAACCCCGCCTTGTTCGAGGTAACCAGGATGTTGATACGCGCCGATACTGTATCAGCGAGCTCTTCCAAGTCTCCGGCAACCTCTTCATGCTCAGTGAGCAAGACGAAGTAGAACGGGTTGTAGTGCGCTTCTTCAAGCGCAGTGACCGCCGCCAACAGCCCAACCGATAGATCCGTCGGTGTCGGTGTAGCCGATCGAGTGATCGAGTAGATGTAGAATAGATCTGGGTGTACATCTTGCGCCAGCATCTTCACTGCCGTCTTGTACTCAGCGGTAGTCACCGGGAAATCGACAGCCACCGCGGTCAGATCATCGGAAGAGTACACCTTGATCGTGTCCTTCACTGCCTCTGGGTCAGTCGTTGTCCCCAGAATGAGTGGAATGTTGAACGTCGATTCCGCAAAGGGGCGAGTCCCATCAATTACCGTTACTGATATGCGTTGGAAGCTCATGTGTTATCCCTCCCAGAAACAAGCGCAGAGCGGAAAACACCCTTGATTCCACCACGCTCAGCCTTTGAAAGCAGATCAGACAGGCAATCCTTATCACTGATACGCAACACAACCTCTTGCGCTTCCTCCGGAGAGAGTGCGTTGACATCCTTTGCCTCCACCGGCTGCGTTGTTTTTGTCTGATTGACAAACCAGGTAACATACCACCCTGTGTCTTCAACCAGGCCATCTGCTAGCTGAGCCAGTAAACGCGAACTCACCTGTTTTGCTTTCGTCCATAGATCTCCCTCGACCAGAGTTACCCCCGGGGAAAGACGAAGAAGACCTCCTTTATACTTCGTTGGATGCGGATACTTTGATACAATCCGTCTTTTCATATCGTTATCTCCTTCTCTTCTTCTTCCCCGTCCGGCTCTTCGGTAACTGCAATCGTCACGTCTGCGAATGCACCAAGAGGCATCGTGTACGTCTCCCCCACCAACAGTGGCACGTCAATTCCCATGCGGATCTCCGTTGCGTCGTTTAGCACAGTCGTTGCATCCCTGATATCGCCCGGGCTCACTACCCTCGCATCCATACCTAACAAGTCAAGCTCGCGATTGAGGCTGGATTCAAGGTATCGCTGCGCCTTATTCGCTAGCGCGCGAATGCTTTCTGGGTGTTGCTCAGGCTGTTGGCCGTAGTAATAAAGGCGCAGTGTATGCCGGCGCGCATTGCGGTAAACAAGCAATACATCGTCCGGATTGTCTGGATCGTCGATCACTTCTCGGTACGGATTTTGCGGTGGGCCGTACTGCACCTCCGACCCCGGCGAGAGCAGCATAAAGGTCATGAATGGATAGCCCGGCCGTTCTCCCGGGTCGTTTTCATTGACCACATATGCCGCGGCAAGCCCGCAGGCTCCCATTACCCCGCCCGTAGGAGTTGCCTCTTGGTCTGTTGTGCCAAAGACAATCTGGTTGATGAGATCGGTAAGATCGGAGGTTGAATCGCTCATGCTCGGTCCTCCGTCAGTGTGTACAACTCGACTCCATAGCGCGATCCCTCGTTAAGGTGAGTGAGCACCTTGAACCGCTGGCCATCGCTGCGCACAAGGATGTCAGCTTTGGCTATAGTCAGCGCAGCGCCCAGGCTGTCCAGTAGATCGCTGGAGACAATGAGCACGGGCTGAGTAGCTGAGGTTATCCCGCCAGGAGTAATCACCTGCTTCCACTCATCAGCAGGCGCGATGACACCAGTAAACGTCTTGGCAGCGCTCTCGGTGGCCTGAGTGCGGCCAAACACTTTTGTTTGCGTGACAGCCACTACCTGCAGAGATTCCTCGAAGTAGCGCATAGCCGATCTGAGTGCCGTGGCTACGTGGCTGGCCATCAGCCCTGCCTCACTTCGTATGTGTTGCTACCCACTAAATGCCCGTGATCAACCAGCGGATTCTCAGATTCCTTTCCGCGAATCGCAGGAGATCCCTTAGTAATGCCTTCTGGATGGGGTGCGCCATGAATTGTCAGCGAGCTATTCTTTGGCTTTTTAAGATCGACCATCTCTTTCTTGATCAACCCCACGATTAACGCACCCGCTCGATTCCACGCAACACGGCCACCACTTTTCTGATGATCGATCGCACTATCAATAGCTCGCTCGATGACCTTCATCACCACGGGTACTGCCTTGTCATTTGCCGCGTCGATCCACGGACGCGCAGGGATGACAATCTGCTTGGTGCTGGCCTTGAGGTGGACGCCTTGATAATTGAGCCATGCCCTCATTTTGGGAGTAATCGTAATATGGCAGCCCCAATGAAGAATCTGCGCGAGCTCAAGCATGTTGATGGTTGAGGTCTGCCCGCCGGAGCGTTTATCTACAGGTACATACTTAGTCGCATTCGCCCCGAAAATCCCCGCCTCTACCTCGTAACGATTCAAGTCTTGCAACGCATCAATGATTCCAGGCAGATAGTTCTCGTCGGTGACCCTATTTAGACTCATCGCAGAACATGCCCTCGCCCATAGCTGTGCATCCGCCTTTTGTATTCGCGGCCCGGCGCAGACCCATCTAAGGCATCCCCTGAAGAGGCTGTTTGCCATGATGTCTGTAGTGGTCCGATGCGTACCGAAGCAGCCTCGGGTTCTTGCATAACTGTGGCTAGATGTGCGGCAAGAAGTGCCCACATCGACTGACGTGAAGCCGCGGGGATTGCCGTGTTCGTCTCCACACTGTCCGCCAAGATGATGTAATGCTCAAGCTCGGGATCGGTCATCTTGAATGGCCGTATCCCGCGCACGTGAGCAGCACTAGGCATATAACTACTCATCTGTTTCCCGTCCCCCTAGCTTTGTAGAAACGTTTCTACAAAACTTGTCAGTTGCCTCGCTTCCCCACCGCCACTTGAGGTACACGCACCTCATAGTCACCGGAAGACACACGCGCACGGAAGCCCGTGTCGTTGCCATCCGTGGTAGACATTGCTGCCTTCATTTCCTGGCCATCAACCAGGTTGGGGCCAGGAACAATCGTTAGAGTGCCCCCGTCCCCTATTGGGAAATGATCAATCTGATTGCGATAGCTTAGTACTCGCATCTCGGGCATCTCATCCCTCCCTAAATGTAGTGATTAGCCTACGCAATCCCCGTGGCCACACAGACTCCACTCGGACGGTAGATCAGCGCGCCGCCGTAGCGTTCGAGGAAGTCAAGCTGCTCGGTGAATCCGTTGACCTTGTACGGATCAAACCGCTTCACATCCATCGGCAACGCATACTGTATCACGTCGGGGGTGTTCTGCAGGATCACGAACGACCCCGCTGGAATGCAGCCACTGGTGAGGATCCCCGCGGGGAACCATCCCTGTGCCACAATGAACTCGAAGACCGTTCGCTGTGCGTTCGCGCCAATGAGCTCATGCAGTTCGCCAGACGTGCCCGTGTTGAGCACCAACATCGTGGCGTGGTAGTTGTCCTGTAGCTCAACCATCTTCCACGCAGTTCTCACGTCAGCGATGATCTCCAATGCCGTCTTGAGAGACCAGACCGTACCGCCAACTCCAGCCGGAACTGAATACGTCTGAATCCCGGTGTAGTTGAGCAAGCCCTCCATCGCATGCGGTGTGCTGCCAGAGAAGAACAGATCGTTCTCCTTCTTGGCCATCACTTGGTTCACTTGCTGCACTTTCTGCGCGGCCAGCGGTACACCCGCCATCTGCGCGGCAGTCACAGTATGATCATCCAACTGGAAACCAGCCACGATCGAACGAACACTCTGCGAGTACGGCGTAGCGTACTGGTCAACCAGCGGCACGTTATCCGCACCGACGTGGTTGAAGATCTTCGCCACACCATCACGACTGAGCTTTTTGTAAACGATCGTCTCCGTTCCGGGATGATCTCCGGTGCGCGGAGGTGCTACCTGACGCGCCAACAGTGCATCTTCATCGGGCTCGATCAACTGCTTGTCAATTGAGGCAAGCGCTGTAGCATCAATGATGCTATCCCGTCTCATCGTCATGTCACCGATTTTTCTCATTGTTCTCTCCCCCTACGCCGGCAGATTGAGTTCGATCTCAGCAAGATCGCCATCAGCTGCAGCCGCTGTCAGAAACACCGCGCCGTTCACTAACGTCTGCCCGCCGCCAGCCTGTTTGTAGAAATTGCCGGTGGTATTGCTGCAGTAGACAGGATCACCAACTGCGACCTGTTCCTCGACCTCAACCACAATCGGACCCTTGCGCAACACCGAGATCGCATGGCCCGTCGGGTAGTAAGCGAACACAACGACGTTGCCCGAGCCATCAAGGCCCGAGATCGTTTCGTCGCGCACCGCCACACCGTGGAACGTACCCCCGATAAACTGCTTCACCTGCGTCGCGGGATCAGCACCGAGCTGCACTCCAACCCCAAAGGGAATAGTCGCCTCTGCTGCCTTATCACCATCTCCGTGGAGCATCCCTCCGCGCGGAATCAATCCTTTTCTCAAGATATCGCTCATCGCCTATCCCCCCTAATCTTTCTTCCCCTGCTTGAGGGGATCCCGGTAGAGGCCAACCGTGCGCGCTTCAGCGCGTGTCTTCGCCTCGTCCTCACCATCTGCATCAGTCCGCGGAGCTCGCAGATCAAACAATCCAGTCGGATCCTTGCGCTGCTGCTCATAGAACTCGCGTACCGTATCAAACCGCGCTTGCACGTACTCCTCGGAGAGATCCTTTGGATCGAACTTCTCGTCGAAGTGCTTCAACGCATCGACACGCATGTCCTGCACAGTCTTGCCGTGGTGATCGTACTCTTCATCCAGATCTTGCATGAAGGCAATCATGTCGATCCGCGCGTCAAGGCGTGTATCGAGACCGCCATCGAGCTTGGTCTGCGCTTCCTGCACAGTCTTTAGCTCATCCTGCAGCGTCTGGATTACCACGTCCTTGCCATCGCCTGTACCCTTGGCCTCATCAAGCTGAGTCTGCAGCGTTGCCGTTGCACCCTCAGCATCAGCTTTGGCCTGCTTGAGCACATCGATTGCCGTCTGGAATGCCGTCATATCCTCTACCTTGGCATCGGGACACAGCGCAATCGTAGCCTCGTCGAGCTTCAGCTCGCGCACGACCGTCTCCTCATCTTTCTTCGGATCCTTCTTGTGTTTTACATCCATGTTTCCTCCTGCATCGTGCGTTTCTGAGATCTCAATCGCTCCATCGAGTACAACCGCGCACTCTGGCCCACAGCGCCCCTGTAGCACGTGTGCTAAGTGATCTAACACTGGCTTGGTCTGTCGACGCTCATAAGCTATCCCGTCGTAGACGCCTTCTTCCTCGGTGACCTGTGACCAGATCCCCGTTGATACCTGCACCTTCTTGCCTGATCTGATATCCGACACCAGCTCTTCGTCAAACACCACTTCCCGCGCATAGATGAATGAATCCTCTACCCACACCGAACCAGGATCTGTGTGCAAAAAGCCACATGTGTAGCGTGCTCGCTCGGTATCCCCAAGTTCATCAAACGGCACTCCGGCTGGTGCATGCCCATCGACAATCGGCTTGCCCGGAATTGAGGCTAGGAATGAAGGAGATGCAAAGTCTCGCGGGTGCTTCAGTTCGTGTACAACCTTGCCTGAGCTATCGAGGTAAGGTAGAACCGTCAGCTTGGCCACCGGCACATCCGCCACCAACAAACCAGTCTCCTCGTCGTAGCGCACCACTCGCGCCTCACCAAACGATTGACGGAGCTGTGCATCGCCGCGGTCTTGCACCGTAAGCAGACCATCAATCTCCTTACGCTTACGCTCTGCCCAGTACGCTCGGAATAGGTCGTAGATCTCCAGCTCACTGGGAAGCACTACATCAATAAGAGTCAGCCCCTCCGGACGCTCCTTCCATGCTGTCAATCCGTGGTCCTGCGGAGTAGCTAGAATGTTGGCCTCGGAGAGATCCTCTTCCCGCACCGCCGTGTCGTATACTCCATCGGGGAGGGTAAGTTCAAGAGCACTCTGGATAGCCCATAGCCACTCGCTGATGCTGGAAAAAGCCTTTGCATCCTTGACCTGCGCAAAGTGTGCTTTCCATGCCAGAAGCCAATCGGATTTACCCTCCGGATAATCAAGAGACGAGAAGCCCCCGTAAGGATTGCGCGGCGCACCCTTTCCCGGGCTCGGCCACTCACCGTTGTAGATATCATCCGTCCTTAGAGACAAGGGAAAGCTGTCAATGCGGCTGGAAGCAATGTGCAGAGCACTTGTGTGGCGCTCTTGCTCAACCTCTATCCCCGCAGCCTCACAGGCAGCAAAGGCAGCATTGTAGATCTTGAGCCACTTGCCCTTCTGCTCATCAGACAGCCCTTTCTTGTACCCTTCTACCTCAGCCAACGTAATAGGCATAGTCCCCCTCGCGTAAAGGTCTTGTCGTCTTCACTTAACAAGGAGGACCACGAAACACGAAAAAGTGGCCAGCAATCAAGCGAGAGGGCCGGCGAAGGCAAAGAAAAGCCCCCAGCCGTGCTCAGCTAGGGGTGAATCAATAAGTTTAGGAGTTAAGCGGCTGCCCGGGATACTCACATATAACAGAGACCGATTGCCTCTGCTAGGGTTTTCTGTTACCCGCATTCAGCGCTTTCCTGAAATCATCCATTTGAGTTAACGCAGACAGGGTCCGCACCCTGAGAGTTATAGCAACAGAAGATGCCTTTTGTTGCTACAGTTTGTGCCTGATCACCTGCGCCATCGATGCCACAAGATCAAGGGTAGCCAAGTGAGCACCACCCAACGCGATAGGAGCACGTGTGTGCGCCGGTAGCTCTTGTGCCGTAAGTACACGCCCTCGGCTAAGTAGAGGGCCGGCAAGGCAAGCACGAGCCATTCATAGAAGGTCACTTGGCTGGCCGCTCCTTTCCAAACGTGACTGAGGTGCTTATCTTTATAGGCCAACAAAGGGGAACGGAGCCCGGCACAGACCGATATTGCCCAAAGGCTGTTGTTCCAACCAATTTACTGCCTACGTATACAGCTCCATTTCCACAAAGCTGCATGTCTTTTTTCCACACAAGGTCAACAGTTACGCACATCTAGCCCTCCTTTGCCTTCTCCTCGATCGGCTCAAACTGGATACCATGATCACCTGGATAGGGCTTATGATAATCGATCTTGCCGGTCAAGATATCTGTGGGTATCCCTTCGGGAAAGGCCTTGCATCGCTGCCCATCGTCATTGACATGGACACAGCGATTGCAGATTCCCTTTCCAATGTAGTACTCCCCTGGCTGCACCATCTGATCGGATTCCTCAAGCACCTCGGCCTCTTGCACCTGACGGAAGCACCGACACTCGATCGCTTCTCCGGGGTGGCCATCAGGTGGCGGATCATCAGACGAAAAGACTTGGCCATCGCGCGTCCAGTGGTTATACTTGGCATTCGGATACTTGCCTACGGGGTTACCGCGCACTCGCGAATCCTTCATGGTGCGCCAGATGTAGGTGACAAGGTTTGCCTGCTTGTACTGCTCGTCGACGATCGCCGCATGAAGCGAGCCCGCTTGATCACGAGCGATTACCCCGGCACGCTTGGCAGTCACCGGGTAGACGCCTTGTACCGCTTCCGTGATCTCATCGATCTTGCGGCCGGCACGCACTCCATCCATTACCACGCGCTCGACATCGGCGTGGAGTTTTTGCGGAATGCTCTTGATCAACGAGATGTTCTCATGCACGTGTGCTTTGACGATCTCCTGCATCGGGAGATCGCGCACCAGCGGATCCACTCCGGTAATCGTGTGAATCGTGCGCTGCCAGCCACGTTCGGCATACTGGAGAATCTCGCGTGCATTCTCGGTCACCTGCTGATGCAACGCTTCCTCTGCCAATACTCCGCCGAAGCGCAGCATGAGATCGTCAAGCTTCTGCTCAATGTCTTCCACAGCATCATGTCGACGACTGATCGCCTTCCGGGAATCGCCGCGAATCAACGCTTGCATCTTCAGTGAAGGCACAAGGTCATTCTTGGCCCACAGATCGAGCTCCTTCTTAAGCCCTTTGATGTAGCCGGCGATAAACCGCTTGTACTGAAGTGCATAGGCTGTCGGGAAACGCACACCGAGCACTCGCTTGTGCCGGCGTGGCTTCTTCACAGCATCTGTCCTTGATTGAGGCTGCTGTGCCTCGATCTCATCAAGCAGAGGTTTCAATAGTCTTGCAATCTTCACCGCTTGCCTCCATCAGACTATGTCGTGTCTGCTGTCTGTGCCGCTTACGATACCGCCGCTTGGCCGCTTTGCGTACACCGAGACGCATACGATCTACCCGTCGCCAGTCTGTAAGTGCATCAAACTCATTACCAGCAAGCGGAATCCTGGACTCACGACGTACTCCCCTTATCATCGCCCTCCCGCAAAGAGTCATGCCCGTCTCAACAGTTTCCGCTTAATGGATGCCCGTGCTCGCTTAAATTGCCACCAATAAACGCGCGGAAAAGAAAGCACCCAACTAGCGCTCCATACTTGCCCTTGTGTTTTCCTGCCAAGGTCTTCTGCGCGTTGATGCTTAACTTGCCCTTGTGTTTTCCTGCCAAGGTCTTCTGCGCGTTGATGCTTATGCTCTTCTTCATCTACTAAATACAGATATCCCCATAGACAATTTGCAACATCGCCCCCAAAATCTGCTTTGTATACATAGTCCCTCCTAAAAAGGTGGCGGACAACAGAAATCGAGGCACCAGCCCAAATAACATCGCCGTGCTCCATAACACTAATGCCAATCTTGCAAGCCATCTCTATCTCCCTCCCGCAAAGAGTCGTGTGCGTGCCTGGAACATCCGGCGATTGCGATCAAGGTTGTGGAAGTGCTCCTTGTTGCGCTGATGGCGTAGGTGAAGTACTTGCGCCGCCTCACAATAGAGTACCTCGACGTCAGCCTGATAGGCACGCACGGCAAAGTCCGTCTCCTCGTAGCCAAAGCCGCCATCGTAGGATTCATCAAAGCCATTCAATATGTGAAACGCATCAGTCGATACCAACATATTCCCACCGCCACCACGCTCAAACAGAGAAACCTCTCGCCGTACATCTGGATTACCTGTAAGCTCTACTCGAGGATCGGGTTGTACTTGATCTCCCGTAAGCTGATGGTCTGTGCGCCCAAAGATTACACGAAAGGGTCCAATCGCCCCCCGGTATGCCTCTAGCCAGTCCTCACAGGGCAAGCAGTCCGCATCTAGGAAGACATAGGCCGATCGGTTACCAAGGGCTTCTACCCCCATATTGCGCGATGAGGCGAGCCTCCAGGGATACACAGCGTGAATACTAGCCGGACGGTGACGATAGATGACCTGAAACTGCGGATAGTCTCCATCCATCACCCGTAAGTACTCACCTACTTCTGCACACGATGAATCGTCGACTACAACGAGAGAATCATTGTTATGTAGCTGCTTGAGAACCGCATCTAAGGTGCGCTGTAGGTAGTCAAAGCGAGGACGAAGTAGCGACTGAGGAATGCACGTGTTGACCACGATGCCCATGTTCATTTGTTTCCCTCCCCTTGAAGCACCACTATACTACACCTTTACGCGTGCATGGACAAACGAGCGCCTTTGTAGAAACGTTTCTACACGGCTTCTCCTGTTGCGGGATCATCAGCTATCTGTCGATCGCGCGGGATGTCCAGCGGCATCTGTGTAAAAGACTCGATTGTGCCTGCAATCTGTATGCGATCACCAGGTAGTGCCCCTTTGGGAGGATTGCGCAGATACGCCAGAGCATGCGAGAAGCTACAGAAGTGGAGTTCAATCGGTTGCATCCCCGCCAGCACGGGTTGATAGACTACGCTGACAACTTGCCGCGGTCCTCCGCCTGCCGGGCGGTATTCCTTCACCTCGGAGACCAACCCCCGACCAAACCAGTTGATGGTCTTGGGCAATGCCTCAAGGATCAAGCCCTTGCAGTAATCGCAGTAGTACTCTTCCTTGACCACGTGCTCGTGCCCTAGATCACACTTTGCTGTCTCGATTGTCTTCATATGTGTAGCCTATCACTCTTGACCTTGGTAAGTCAATCTCATACCGGACTGGGTACAGGTATCGGGTCGTTTCCCGGTAGATCGATTGTGCACCCCACCAGAAGCGGGAGAAGAAGCAGTAGAAGTAGTGCCTTTTTCATCGTAACGCCTCCTTTGTTCGCGCTAATTGAATCGCCGAGGCAGCGATACTGTCAAGCCGTGCAAAATCTGTTGTCGCAACCGTTAAGGTCTTCGCCATAACCGCCTTAAGCTGCTCTCGAAAGATCTTGCTTTCCTCTCCGGAGCCAGCTAAGGGATGCAGGGCTGTTCTGATCCTCTCCTGTGTGGCGTAGTCTGCGAGTTCTTTAGCCTCATCTGTGG